GCGATGATGCGCCGGCGCCTCCCGGGACAGGGAGACAGCGATTACCCCAGCACCGAAGCCTGGCGCACCCTCACGGCGCTGGCCTGGGCGGCGATCTACCACCACGGCGAAGCGACGTACCCCTACAATCGCCAGGGCCTGGTGGGGCCGAGGGCCATCAGCGCGTGGCTCGAGGAAGAGCAGGGCACGACCATTGATGTCGGCCGGTGGAGTCGTGCCGGTCGCCTGAGCTGGGATGATGTGTGGCGCCAGATGCTGACGATCCTCGATGAATGGGAGAGCCAGGCCCTGGGGCCGGTGGCGGCGCTGATTCCGCAGGCGGCGTGAAATTCCTTCTTGACAATAGGAACATTGTTCCTCTATCATCAAGTCACGGTCAGGGGAAAGGCCCCACCGAGACCACCGGGAGAATCGACATGAGCTACGCAATCGAAGGAATCGCATACGACAATCGCAACGACGCACTCACCGCACTGGTGGCCAACTGGGTCAGTGCTGGCGGTGAAAACGACATGGACGAGATCAAATCGGCACTGCGCGACAGCGATACCCCGGCCGAAATCATTCGCGGATGGGGCGGCGAGATCGGTGTCAGTGAGGAAGCCGCCGACGAAAAGGAGCTGGCCGATCACATCAAGACTCATAGCGCCGACATCATCATGGCGACCCCGTAATGATTAACGCCCGCCAGCATCACGACCCGGCCATCGTGCGGGGTCTTATCGCCCGAGCCATCGAGGCAGTAGGTAGCCAGAAAGAGGTTGCCGAGCGGCTGGGCGTCACGCCTCGGTACCTGCGCATGGTCGCCGGCCGTGAGCGGCAGTCCGACTACGGCATGCAAATGATGCTCGAGCACCTGATCGACGAGGCGCTGTGACTTGCAGGGTGGGCACGGGGAGACCATAATATCCCCACTGTCCCATTCTGCGCCCTGGCTTCCGAGCCGGGGCGCTTCCGTATCAGGCCCCACCGGGAACCGGCAGGGCCTTTCCGTTTACTCCCACGCCGTGAGACGCCGGAGGTCTTATGCTCTCTCGCCACTTCAAGCGCCGCGAGTTCGCCTGCTCGTGCGGCTGCGGCTTCGATACCATCGACGCTCAGACGCTCGAGATCCTCGAAGCGGTGCGCAGCCACTTCGGTCGCCCGGTGATCGTCACCAGCGCGGCCCGCTGCCCGGACTACAACCTGTCCGTAGGCGGCGCCCGCCACAGCCAGCACCTCTACGGCCGTGCCGCTGACATTCAGGTCCAGGACCACCCGCCAATGGCCGTGGCTGACTTCATCGAGGAGCGATTCCCGCATGCGAGCCTCGGGCGATACCTCACGTTCACGCACGTCGATACCCGCGCCGATGGCCCGGCCCGCTGGGGGAGCAATGGCTGACCCCAAGAGCCCCGAGTCCCGCGGCAATGGCTTCGATCCCAAGGAGTAGAGCATGACCAAGACGGCCAAGAAGGGGGCTGTCGGGCTGACAGCTCGGCAGTCTCGGTTTGTGGATGAGTACCTGAAGGACCTGGATGCTGCCGAGGCCTACCAGCGCGCCGACTACAAGGCGAAGGGAAGGTCGGCGGAAAATGCCGCGTCCAGGTTGTTGGGAAATGTTGGCATTCAGGAAGCGATTCAGGAGCGGATGGATCGCCGCTCCGAGCGGACCCAGATCGACGCCGACTATGTGCTGCATCGCCTGGCCGAGATCGACCGCATGGACGTTCTCGATATCCTCCATGATGACGGATCACTGAGGGCGGTACGGGACTGGCCGCCCATCTGGCGCCAGTACATCGGCGGCATGGATGTGCTGACCTCGATTACTCGCGTGAATGACGAGAACATCCTCAAGAAGATCAAATGGCCGGACAAGGTCAAGAACCTGGAGCTGATCGGCAAGCACGTCGATGTTCAGGCATGGCGCGAGCGCCAGGAGCTCACCGGCCCCAACGGTGGCCCGGTCGAGACCGTGACCCGCGTCGAGCTTGTCGCGCCTGAGATGGACGAATGACCACGGCGAAAGTCGAACTACCGCCCAAACTGGTCAGGCTGTTCTCGGGTGAGGCCCGTTACCGCATCGCCTACGGTGGCAGGGGTAGCGGCAAGACCCGCGGCTTCGCGCTGATGACCGCCGTCAAGGCCTATCAGTTTGCCCAGCAAGGCACGTCAGGTGTCGTCCTGTGCGGACGCGAGCACCTGAACAGTCTCGATGAATCCTCGATGGAGGAGATCAAGCAGTCGATCCGCTCGACGCCGTGGCTGCTGCCGCACTTCGAGATCGGAGAGAGGTTCATTCGCACCCGCGACCATCGCGTCAGCTATGTGTTCGCCGGGCTGCGCCACAACCTGGACAGCATCAAGTCGAAGAGCCGCATCCTGCTGGCCTGGGTGGATGAAGCCGAGGCGGTGAGCGATAAGGCCTGGCTCAAGCTGATCCCCACGGTGCGCGAGGAAGGGTCCGAGATCTGGATCTCCTACAATCCGGAGCGCGAGACATCCGCGACCCACCTGCGTTTCCGTGCCGACCCGCCGGCTGAGGCGAGGATTGCCGAGCTGAACTGGCGGGACAATCCCTGGTTCCCTGACGTGCTCAACCACGAGCGCATCGAGGATAAGAAGAAGCGCCCCGATCAGTACGACCATGTGTGGGAAGGCGACTTCGTGCGCGTGGTAGAGGGCGCCTACTTCGCCGACCTGTTGGCCCAGGCTAGCGTTCAGGGGCGAATCGGCAAGGTGATGCCCGATCCGTACCTGCCCTACCGGGTGTTCGTTGACATCGGCGGCACCGGGGCGCGCTCGGATGCGTTCGCTATCTGGATATGCCAGTTCGTGGCGCGTGAGATTCGCGTGCTGGATCACTACGAGGCCGTGGGCCAGCCGTTCTCGGCGCATCTCGCCTGGCTACGCCGCAAGGGCTACGACGAGAAGGCGACCTCGGTGTGGCTGCCGCATGACGGCGCCACCCATGACCGCATCCATGCCGTCAGTTACGAGAGCGCCTTTCGTGATGCGGGGTATCGCACCACGGTCGTGCCCAACCAGGGCAAAGGGGCGGCGGCCGCGCGAGTCGAGGCGGTTCGCCGTGTCTTCCCGATGTGCTGGTTCAACGAGAGCACAACGAAGGCCGGACGGGACGCCCTGGGCTGGTACCACGAGAAGATGGACGAGAAACGCAACATAGGCCTGGGGCCGGAGCACGACTGGTCATCTCATAGCAGTGATGCCTTCGGCGTGATGGCCATCTCCTACGAGCCGCCACGCGGTGGCGAACCAGAATCCTTCGAGCCCGATGCAGAGGCCTGACATGATCAACCGACCGGTGAGAACGACGTAACGCGTCACAATCACCATTCCGCCGAGAACGACGTACACCGGTGGCACGAACCCCGTTGTCCGCTTGACGCCGCTGCCTTGGCACCGCGCGTACCCCTTCATCATGCCGGGAGGCATCATGGACCCGAAGATCCTGACATTCGACACGCCCGATGAGGCCGGCGAGGCCATGGCGTCTGACCGCGTGTGCCGTGACATCGGCGCCGTCCTGCAGAAGCACTACCCCGGCCGGCTGTGGCATGTGCATACCAGCGTGCGAGGCGGCGTGGCGCAGATCCAGTGCCCGAGCATCTCCACGCTGTACGGCTACACCCTGCACATCCACAACAAGACCCACGACCAGCTCCGTGATGCCGTAGTGCGGGCCGGTGGCCAGCTGTTGGAGATGTTCAAGCTCAGCCGCCATCGCGAGGCCCAGGGTGGCGAAGAGCTGCTGGCACGCGACACCCGCGGTGAAGCCATTCATGCGGCGACGGGGCTGTGATGCAGAGCGAACGCTACGACATTGATGCCATGGACGCGCGCGACACCGAAGCGCCAGGTGCTGAGGTGGGCTCCGACAATGCCATGTGGCTGCGCCGCGCCAGTAGCCTGTATCAGGAGTCCACGGACTATTACCAGAGCTCGCTGTTCACGTCATGGCGCGCCAACATCGCTCACTTCCGCAGCGAGCACGCACCAGGCAGCAAGTACACCCAGGATGCCTACCGCAATCGCAGCCATGTGTTCCGGCCCAAGCCACGCAGCGCGGTGCGCACCCTGGAAGCCACGGCGGCCACGGCACTGTTCACCAATGACAACCTGCTGGCCGTGCGAGGCATCAACCCCGACGACCCAAGGCAGGCAGAGGCCGGCAAGCTGCACCAAGCGATGCTCCAGCACCGCCTCGAGGTGACCATCCCGTGGTTCCTGACGGTGATCGGTGCCTATCAGGACACGCACGTCTACGGCGTCTGCGTCTCCCGGCAATACTGGGATCGGCGCACCAAGACCCGCACCGAGATCGTGCCCGCGCTGGATGAGGTGACCGGGGAGCCGCTGCTGGATGAAGACGGCATGATGCTCGGCGAGGAAGTGGAGACCGAGCAGGTGATGTCTGACGAGCCGGCCATTGAGCTCGTCGCGCCTGACAACTTCCGGTTCGACCCGGCATGCGACTGGCGTCACCCGGTGAAGACCAGCCCCTATCTGATCGAGACCATTCCCATGTACGCCGGTGATGTAATGGCGATGATGGAGAGCGGCGAGTGGAACGAGCACGCCCTCGGCGAACTGGTCGCCCATGGAGCGGACGACGAGGATGGCGAGACGGTGCGCGATGCCCGCGAGGGAAAGGGCCGCGAGGACGCCACCGACGTGCACCAGGCCAACGAATATTCTGTGGTCTGGGTGCGCTTCAACATCATCCGCGACACCAGCGGCGAGGACTGGGCGTTCTACACCGTGGGCGGCGGCTTACTACTGACCGACCCGATGCCACTGGAAGACGTCGATCCGCTGGGGCGTGAGCGCTACTGCGTGGGCTATTCCAGTATCGAGGCGCACCGCAGCCATCCCGCTGGCACGGTCGAGCTCAATCGGCCGCTGACGGAGATGATCAACGACGTCACCAATCAGCGCATGGACAACGTCAAGCTGGTGCTCAACAAGCGCTACGCCATCCGTCGCGGCAGCAACATCGACCTGGGCGCGCTGATGCGCAACGTCCCGGGCGGCGGCGTGATGATGGACGACATCCAGCGCGACTACGCGATCATGCAGACCCCTGACGTCACGCAGTCCAGCTACGTCGAGCAGGACCGTCTGAGCGTGGAGGCCGATGAACTGTTGGGTACCTTCTCGCAAGGGTCAGTGCAGAACAACCGCGCTCTAAATGAGACAGTGGGTGGAATGGACTTGATGGCCAGCTCGGCTAATCAGGTCCAGGAGCTGGGACTACGGACCTTCATCGAGACTTGGGTGGAGCCGGTGCTGCGCACCATGGTCAAGCTGGAAGGCCTCTATGAAACCGACGAAACCATCCTGGCGCTGGCCGCCGGCAAGGCCGAGATCGAGGGCGAGATCAGCGACGAGATGCTGATGCAGGATCTGGTGGTTCGCGTGAACGTCGGCATGGGCAACACGGACCCGAAGCAAAAGATGGCCCGTTTCATGGCGCCATTGCAGGCTGCCGCCCAGATGCCTGAGTTCATGGCTGAAGTGGATATGATCGAAGTCGGGAAAGAAATCTTCTCCCTAGCCGGCCAGGGCGATGGCGAAAGGTTCTTGCTGGATGAAGAAAAGAAGGCTGAGCGCGCCGAGCAGAATCAGGGCCAGATGGATCCTCAAACCCAGGTTAAAATGGCCGAATTGGAGCTCAAGAAGGCACAGCTGCAGTTCGATCAGCAGCGCTGGGAAGCTGACATGCAGATAAAGACGCAAGAACAGCAATGGCAACAACAGTACAAGGCGGCTCAACTACAGTCCGACCAGGAGATTGCACGCCAGAAGCTCGCCCTTGAGCAGGGCCTGACGGTTGCTCAACTTGAGCAGAAGTTGCAGCTTGAGTCGGCAAAGCTGGAAGCACAGATGCAACAGACCTCAGCAAAGTTGCAGACTCAGCGTGATCAAAAGGCCGCCGAGCTTACGGATTCTCAGAACGACAGAGCGGCAAGGTTAGCAAACCTGAGAGAGGGTGGATTCGATAGCTATGGCTAACAAGGTATTCCGCGCCAAGCACGGTTTCGACCCAATGCACGGTGCCGAGCCTGCCCACTACCACGCTTCATAAGCAACCACCCAATCATCACCAGCCCCGCAATCGTGCGGGGGTTTTTAATGGATGACGTATGGATCCACACAAGATTGCCCTCGATGAGGCCGAGCTGACACCCAAGTTCCTCAACGACGAGGAGCGCGAGCTGTTTGCCCAGGCGGATCTCGGCGAGCAGGCGGTAAGTTTTCTCGACTCCGAGCTCGGTCGCTTCATGCGTGGCTGTGCGATTCAGCGCCGGCGCGAGGCGCAAGAGGCGCTATTGACGCCCGAGGCCGATCCCGAGACGCCGGAAGGGCGTCAACGTATCCGCACCTGTCGCTTCAATGCGGCCGTTGCTGACCAGTTCCTGGAGTTCATCCGGGAAGCCGTGACCACCGGCGAGGTGGCGTACCAATCGCTCAAGCAGATGCGTGACCAAGCCTGAGTGCCATTCACCACATCCGTGAGGATGAGGAACCATGACCCAACCAAACGAAGCTATCAACGAGCAAGAGCTCGACGACGTTTCGGCAGATCAGCAGCAGGCTGCCGGCGACGATCAACCCACCGAGCAGCCTGAGCGCGAACTCACCGAGCGCGAACGCGCCATGGCCGAGATCGCCCAGCAGTATCGTGAGACCAATGGCTACGGCGAGACCGAGGACGACGACCCGGACGCTGCAGCCGCCGCCGATGATGGCGGCCAAGAGCAAGACCCCGACCGGCAGGACGCCGGCGAGGACGGCGAGCCCGGCACGGCCGCTGCGCAAGACGACTCACTCAAGGAGCTGGGGTACTACCGGAAGTCTGACGGCAAGCTCTATACGACCATGAAGGTGAATGGTCAGGAGCGTGAAGTGCCCGCCGATCAGATCAAGGCGCACCTACAGAAAGACCTGGCCGGGGACGTCAAGCTACAGCAGGCCGCTGACCGGGAACGCCAACTCAGGGAGCGCGAGCAACAACTGAGTTCACTGGAGCAACGGCTCCGACAGCAGTCGAGTCATCCACCCGCGAAGGGCGATGAGGAAATTCGACAGCAGGCGAAGACCGTGCTCTCCAAGGTGTGGGACGGCGACGACGATGCAGCCGCCGAGGCCCTGGCCGATTTCATCCAGCAGAACAGCAGCCGGGTGGATGCCGATCAGATCCTCTCAGAGGCCTAGCGACGCGCCAACCATGCCGTGGAGCAGCGGGAATCCCAACGGCAGCAACGCGAGTGGGAAACCTCCACCCGCGAGGGCATCAACTGGCTACGTGAGACCCACCCCGACATCCTTGAAGACACCGACATGCGTGACTTCGTGGATGCCAGGACGGCTCGCATGGTCGAGGCCCGCCAGAACGGTGACCCCGAATTCGCCGACATGACGCCGCGCGACATCATCCAGAAGGCCGCAAGCGAGGCCAATGACTGGCTGCAGAAGCAGACCCAGAAGCAGGCTGGCGACACCCCCGGCAACGCAAGAGAGCAGCGCAAGCGCAATCTCAAGCCGATGCCGCGTGGCATGTCCAAGCAGCCCAGCCAGCGGGTCCCTGAAGCGCCGGACACCAGCCCCGCCTCGGCCATCGAGCAGATGCGCAAGGCGCGCGCCGTCAACTGACCCTTTTCTTCAATCCCTACGACAGTCGAGGTGACTGACTATGCCTGGCAATGCATGGGCCGATACCGGCTCTGGCTATCTAGCCAACCCCACGCTTAGCGACGAGTTCCGTACCGCGCTTCAACCCCTGGCTCGCTTCCGGCAGTTTTGTGATGTCGAAGCGGCGCTGGGCAAGAACCGTGGTGAGGAATACCAATGGAACGTCTACGGCGACACCGTCGATGAAGGCGGCGAGCTGGTAGAGACCGACAAGATGCCCGAGAGCTCGTTCCCGATCTCCCAGGGCTCGGTGGTGATCAAGGAGCGCGGCCTGTCCGTGCCCTACACCGGCAAGCTGGAGTCGCTGGCCGAGCACGACATCCGCAAGATCGTGTTCCAAACCCTGCGCAACGACGCCAACAAGTCGATGGATCGCGCCGCACATGCGCAGTTCAACAACACCATCCTGCGCTATGTCGCCACCGGCGCCACGTCGTACAACTTCGACGACGACGCCACCCCCACCGGCAACAACGCCCAGGCCCTGGATACCACGCACGTCAAGCAGATCGCTGACCTGATGCAGGAGCGCAACATTCCTGTGTTCGACGGCGAGAACTACGTGTCCATCGGCCGCCCAACCACCTTCCGCCCGTTCAAGGATGACCTGGAGACTCTTCACAGCTACACCAGCGAGGGCTGGAACCGGGTCATGAACGGCGAGAACGGCCGGTACGAGGGCATCCGCTTCGTCACGCAGACCAATATCCCTTCCGAGGACTGGTCAACCAACGGCGTGTCGGATGCGGCCTACTTCTTCGGTGCCGATACCGTCACCGAGGCGGTGGCGTGCCCCGAGGAGATCCGCGCCAAGATCCCCGACGACTACGGTCGTGGTCGTGGCATCGCGTGGTATGCGCTCAACGCCTTCGGCATCACCCATGCCGACGTCACTGACGCCGCCACCAAGGCCCAGGCCCGCATCATCAAGTGGGACTCTGCCGAGAGCGTGTGATCACAGCCGCCCCATGACGGGGCGGACCCTTAACCCTTCTGACTGACGGAGATACCCCATGAAGAAGGCATCTGGCACCCATCGCAGCATGGGCAAGAAAGGCCACACCACGGCAGGCGTTGAATCCGGCGTCTCCGAGGTGGGCAAAGTCGGCAACACCAATCCGGACCAGGTGTCCGGCTCCCAGCGGCCCAAGCCGCAGAACCATGGCTCGATCGCCAACAAGTGATCGATGCCAGCATCCACTGAGGGGCCTTCTGGCCCCTTTTCTCTCTGGAGGTTTCATGAAAAATCGACGAGTGATGATGTTAGAGGAGCCCAAGACGTTCGCTGAGCGATTCAGTGAAGGCAAGAGCATGGAGGATGGTGTGGCTGGCCGGACTGAGACGTACAAATACGAGTTCGGTCGGCCAGCGCCAAAGGTACGCATTAGGGTACACCACGGCACGCGGTACGATCGGGACGAGATGGATGAAGGTGAAGGCTATGGCTATTGATCGACACCGCAAAGTCACCGAGGTGGGTGGACGCCACCCGCTGCGTTATCTTCAAGACGGTTGTGGCTTTGACGGTGCCGAGCGGCATCTGGGTCGCTTCACTGCCCAGGGCGATCCGTTGGACGCCAAGGCCGAGCAAAAAC